CTTCCATACAAAAAGTCCAGTCTCAGAATTATAAACAAGGACTTCTTTTAAACGAGACTGATTTAATTCTTTATTAAATTTCATTGCATTTCCACTCTACTAAAGCCTTCTTCTGGATTGCCTACATACCAAAGACCGTCCTTACCTCGCTGAGCACCTTCCATTGGCGGTTCATCTTCACTTTCTTCTTCATCTTTAAAATTCAATTCGCCATTAGCAAGCATTCCCTGAATTAACTGACGAACAACAGGAGCTAAAATTTCAGCAGGACCGGAACCATCGCCACTTGTATTAAACAAATCGCGCACTCTCTCAGTCTCAGCTTTATAATCTTCTCTAGCTTGTACCGCAGCTTCCTTTTTAAAGTTAAGGTCAAGGCCCTGAGCTTTAATCGTAAGTTCTTTATCCTTATCTTTAACTTTCTGTTCCGCTTCGGCAAGTTTACCCTGAAGCATTTGTATCATTTCAGCAGATTGGTTCATAACCTGCTCAACTTCAGGAGGCAGACCTTCACCCTTAACTTGTGGGGAAAGCATATTATTTAGGCGAAGTGCAATTATATCAGCGCCGGGGAAGTCCATATTCTTAAACAGAATATCGCCAGCAACTCCCATCAGCTTTTCATCAGCTTTAATAAGTTCGATCATATTGGAAGCTGTTTCCATTCTTTTAGTAGCGAAACTCGGTCCAGTATCAGCTTGAATATCATATTGACCAAACTCAGGATTGAAAACGTATTCAGTAATTTTTTGACCGTTATCCATCGGTGGATTATTCGGGTCAGTAGTATTTTGTAACTCCTGCCCGGCCCCCGTATCAACTTTAACATTCATACGGCTGCCATCTTGCGCCAAAATCTTTTTAACTCGCACGGTATCATAAATTTTTGGTATTAAATCGACCAAGATTTTTCCAGTGAAACGAATTGCAATAGCTTGATTATCAATGAAATGATAAGTCGCGCGATCACCTTGACGTTGGCGAGCATTAATAGCCACACCAGATTTAGCATTTTCATTTTCACCCATCTGAGCTTGATATTGACCGCTTGCCATCATCAATTCATTCTGAGCAACTTGCATTTGCTGTATGTAACCAGTGCCACTACTAACTGCACTGTTGCGCGTAGGAGCTTGTAACTGGTTGCCGTCATCATCATAAGCGTTATAAGGCAGATAAGAATGGTTAACCCTATTAGCAGTTTGATAATAATTTTCAAAACCTTCAATTGCTGCTGAAGGCGCGACCCAAGGAATTTTAGATTGAGTTGAGATAAATTCAACATTCGCGCTGCTCATAGTATTATAAATTTGCTGAGCATTAATTAAAGCGCGAGTATGCCCCTTGGCATCCCAAACGCCGTCAATAACTGTCTCTGTGCCCACAAGTCTGACAATCGGAATGTACTTTCCAAGCCAAGGTGTAGGTCCTTCAATAATTCTATCGCCAGCAATTTTACACCAGTGAATATCATCAGTGACAACATCGCGGGATTTAAATTGATAAAGCTGCTTTGCTTGAGGCTCTTTCTTGATAGCCTGATACATAAGCTTCTGCATATCGTCTAAATCAGAAACTTTTTCTATAACTTGTTCACCGCTTTCGGGATTAATCCAGTGAACAAGCTTGTCCTCTTTTTCTTCTTTGTAATAATATAAAGCTATACGCACATTGTTTTCAGTAACCCAACTATCGCCAGTATTTCCTAAAACTGAGCTACCTAAAGTATTTGCGAACTTAGGATACTTTTTCTTATATAAATCCCTATCCATATCTTCAAATATCAAGCCTTCGCGCGCATCGCTACCATCAACTTCATTAATATCAGGGTCTAAATAAACAGAACGCGGGTCTTTAATGTGACGAATATAAATTTCTTGGTCAAAAGTTTTATCGTTAATATAGTCAGTATCTATGCGCCAATAACCCCAACCAGCTTGAACCTGAAATGAGGTTGCGCTGTCATAAACATTTTCCGCACTGGAAATATATTCAATGTGATAAATTAATTCTTGGAATATTTGAGCGCCTTCAAAACTGGCTTCATCACCAACCGGCCTAATTCTAACTCCCGGTTTATTTTGTTTAGCATCATTTATAACCATAAGGTTATGTTGCTGAACTTTATTAATCGTCAAGCAAGGCTTATCGTCTAATTCTCTAGCCGCAACAATATCATTATCCCATTGATATTTATTATGGGTATCACCATTGGCAAACTTATAATCATATTCAAAATTTACACGCGCCGAAGCTTCCCAAGATGAAGCTCTTTTAAAGAAGTCCTTAGCTTGTTTGATAAGCTCGTTTTCTTCTTCATTGGGTGGTTTTGGTGTTTTTGTGGGCTTATCCCACGTTGATTGCCATGCCATTATGCTTGCCACCCGTTGCCACTTCTAAAATTATGTAAGGTTCTCAAATTAGAGCCGACTGTTTTAATTTTTACTTCCTTCTCAGGCTTTAAAGATAAAGCTAGAGTTTGTAAAGCATCGGCACCGTGCGACCAAGGCGTATCATGGTCAGGTTCTTTAGAAAACACACCATTAATTTCGTTTACTTTAAAAGCATAGTTGCACAAACAAGCCCAACCTTCACTTGTATTTTCTTCATCAAAATTACATAAGTCTAAAATAGTGCGGCAAGCATTAATACCGACAACTTTTTTAGATGGCCTATTTACAGTTCTAACTTTACAATTTGGGAATGCGTCTTGAAGTTGTTTTTTAGGAGTGACGTTAGAAAGTGTCTCTGCATCGCCGTCATGTGGTAATACAAGAGTGCTAAAATTATATCCAGTATCTTGAAGATACTTGATATAATGGGGCATCTTTTCTAAACGGTTCTCATAATAGCGAATTAAATTAAATTCAACTCCTGCATGTTGAACAAACCAAATAGCGGTCTTATCGCTATGGCCCAAATCCCAATATGTAAAAACTGGTTTGTTTGAATTGTAAGGAACGCGGCCACGCCGATTTTCCGATACAATCTTTTTAATTTCTTTGGTATAAACAGCACCAGCTAAAACTAACTTAGTATGACCTTCCCACACATGGAGATATTCGTCATCGTCATCATCTTTAGAAGCTTGCTTAGCAACAGCCATTTGTTGCCGTAAATCTTCCGGCAAAAATGGATTATCGCTATAGTTTATTTTTAAAATAATAGCGTAGCGTTCCATTTCTCCTGTTTCTTCATTTTTAATAAATTCAGGAAAATATTTTTCACGCTGCTTAATCGCGCGCTTATAAATTTCATCGCTATCTAATTCGGGATTGAATGTAATCCAAATCTCAGGACCTTTACCAAAAGGCCCACCACTTTCACCTTCTTTATAAACACCGCGAATTGTGGGAAAAAGTTTATCAAGAGTAACTTTAGATGAATTGCGAGCTTCTTCTAACCAAGCTATATCAATTCGAGCCATTGATTTAATAGCGTCAATTTTATAGCGTAATCCAGTAAATATAAATTCTGAGCCTGTACGTTTAGATATGATGGTTGTTTTTTGAATATCCCACTCAAAAACCCAACTACCATCTTTCCAAATATCGTAAATACAATTTACGATAGTGGCGTAAACGCTTTCGTCCATAGAGTTTTGAAATTCACGAAAGCAAGCGATACGCAATCGCTTTTGTGTAGCGAATGCTAAAAGCACTCTAGCTACTCCCTCCGTTTTACCCCCGCCGCGACCGCCGAATAAGATTTTAAAACGAGCGGGGGTATTAATCAAAAAGCCAAGCTTACTCGGAATAGAAAGCTCTATCCCTTCGTCAAATTGCTTCTGATTATTAATAGCATTCATTTATTTTAATATTGAATAGCGAAAAATCTTTGAGTGCTAGTACCAGTAATGGAAATTTGGTCCTTAGTGATTACACCATTATTCCCACACTTAAAGATAGTTCCAGCCGCTAAAATTAAACTATTCGGCGTAGTAGCGTCAGCAATAGGACCGAAATAAACATACATACTCGCTGCACCATTATTTTGAATGATACAATCGGTACGCCCTGTTAATGATCCTGAAGCAGACCAAATACTTTGAAACGTATTTGTAGTAATAATAGCGGTACTATCATTATGAACTACCGCACCATAAGGAACGGTAGTAACAGGAGCTTGAGCTAGAGCTAATGAAGCGCCAGCTATTAACAGAACTAACGATAATAAAAGGCGCTTCATTGTTTTAATCCTTAAGCTGAAAGAACCCGACCCCAAATGCCAACACCTGCCACAACAGCGTAGCAAGTATAAACGGCACTCACCGCGTTATTCTGAGTAACGCCAGTTTCAGTAGCAACACCATTGATGGTATCGACACCGCTACCAAAAACCTGAATGCTGCTGGCACCACCATTAAAAATAGTAATTTCCAAGCCGGGGTAGCCGGGAGGGAGAATAACGCTATCAGCAGCGCCCGCAGACGTTCCTACATAGCATTTAACGCCCGTAATTGGGGTAGCGTTCGCCTTGGTACCATCAGCTTGAGCAGTAATTGGACCAACCGCAGAGCCAACTAGCTTAGCAAGTTTATCAATGTCACGACCGGCTTGAAGTCCGATAGTAACCGGAAAAGAAGGAACTGGACCGGAGGGAATGGTCATTATTGTAATCCTTTCATCGTTTCGTTAATTCGTTTTAAAACATTTGAATTGGGAGCTATTAGCTTTAATTTTTTATAAGCTGTCAAAGCTTCATTTTTATTTCCATAGTAGTATTCTAGCTGTATATAAACTCCCAAAAACTGTACCGAATAAGGATCATAAGTCAAAACATCTTTATAAACAGCTAGTGAATTTGTATCTACGGTTTTATTTCTAAACTGAAGCTGAGCAGGTCCAATTAAAATTTCTCTCTCAAAAGGAAACAAGTAGCGAGCAACCTCAAGCTTTAGCAAGTTTCCCTGTTGTATTCCTTTTAAATAAACTTGGTCCCCAATTATTCCAAAAATTCCAGTTATAGGAAGTATCAGCAGTAAGATAACCCGCAACCAAAAAAGCAATGAAAGCTGGCGTAGGAATGTGCATCGGATATGTAAACAATGAAATAATACAGACTGTGAGTAAGATAGCGGTTTCTTGTTTGTTTGACCTAAAAGCATTAATTAAAACCATTATGAATAAAATTGAAGCTATCCCAAATTCAAAGATAATCTGTAATAAGTCATTGTGAGCGTAACGCGGTCTAGCTATTTCGGTATCTATGTGAGTAGCGTAGTATGGAAATAAAGCTTCATAAGACCCAACTCCATTTCCAAAGAATTTAACTCCATTTAAAGTATCTGCCCACATATTAAGACGTTCTTGAATTGGAGCAATATTAAAACGATCCCAATAAAAATATAATCCTGTTAGTCCGATAGCTAAAATTAGACCAATGGCTAATTTTCTATTCACTCGCCAAGCCCACATTAATAATCCAACTCCCAACCCGACATAAGCGGCTCTTGATTGAACTAATAATAATCCCGGTATAGTAACTGGTATCCACCACCATAATTTTAAGACAATTAAACTAACTAATAAAAGTGCTGACACTTCGCTATAGATATTTGGATTTATAAATAGTCCTGCTGGTGAATTAGATAATGAATAAACGTAATGTATTCCAAACTTTTGAGTAATCGCAGCGACAGAGGAAACTAATAACCCTAGAGCCAAACCTTTAAATATAGTTTTCAAATCTTTAATGTTCTGTCCTATAACAAAAACCAAGGATAAAACAATCAATTGTAGTAAGTGAAACCAAGCTATATTTAAAACTTCAGTCCATAGTAATGAGACGATAGCGTAACAGATAAAAGCAAAACCCCAACTTAGTTTTAACTCACAATAAGTAAACAAAATTGGAGCTACTATTAATAAGAATAACCATCCTGTAGAAATAGAAGCTCCAATA